ATGCTGCGCGCCGCGCGCAACACGCTGCTGGGCGAGACATGGGTCGAGAGCGGCGATGCACCGGAATGGCAGCCGCTGGCGGAACGGCGCGAAGCCTATGGCGGGGCGCAGGTCCCTGTCGGTGGTCTGTTCCTGACCGCCGGTGTCGATGTCCAAAAGGACCGGATCGAAGTCGATGTCTGGGCCTGGGGTCGGGACAGGACAAGCTGGCTCGTCGATCACATTGTCATTGCCGGTGGACCCGACGATCCGGCCTGCTGGGACAAGCTGACAGCCCTGCTGGGTCGGACTTGGGCCTGTGCCAATGGTGCTGTGATGATGATCGGCAAGCTGGCCATCGACACCGGCTATGAAGCCCCAGCGGTTTACGCTTGGGCGCGGAAACAGGGGTTCGACCAGGTCTCGCCGATCAAGGGCCTGGAAGGCTTCAACCGTGCGACGCCGGTATCGGGCCCGACCTTTGTCGACGCCACCATTGGCGGCAAACGTCTGCGCCGGGGCGCGCGGCTTTGGTCGGTTGCCACCGCGACGTTCAAAACCGAGACCTACCGTTTCCTGCGGCTGGAACGTCCCTCGGACGAAGATCGGGCGCTGGGCGTCCTTGATGCACCAGGCACCGTGCACCTGCCCGACTGGATCGACACCGAATGGCTAAAACAGCTGGTGGCAGAACAGCTCGTCACCGTGCGCAACAAGCGCGGCTACAGCCACCCCGAATGGCAGAAAATGCGCGAACGAAACGAGGCGCTGGACTGCCGTGTATATGCCCGAGCGGCCGCATGGATCCTCGGGGCAGATCGCTGGGACGAGGCGACCTGGCGGCGACTGGAAGAACAGGCCGGGGTCGAGACCCGACCGGCACCGCAAGCCGCTGCTCTTCCTGAAGCAGCAGCACCCGCCGCGCCAAAGGCCGGAACGCCAACAACGCCACGGCGTAAACGCCGGGCTTACACACCGAACTTCATGAGGGATTGAGATGGATCTGGAACGGATGCGCGCCTTGCTGGCGGCACTGCAGGAGGCGCGCTACGCAGGCGTTCGCTCTGTCAGCTATGACGGTAAGTCGATCAACTACGGATCGGACGCGGAACTTGCCAACGCGATCAGTGACTTGGAAACCCGGATTGCAACCGCCACCACTGGCACGCCACGTCGCCGCCGCTGGGGCACTGTCGCCTCAAAGGGTCTGTGATCCATGGCGTTCGATGCCTTCCGCCAACGCATAGGCAGCATCATTGGTGGCTTCGATGCGGCGCAGGCGCATCGTCGCCTGCGCGGGTTCCGGGCCAGCCGCGCGCATGTGAACACGCTGATCGCGGCCTCGGGCGACACCATTACCGCCCGTGCGCGCTGGCTGGTCAGGAACAATGGCTATGCCGCGAATGCGGTGGAGTCTTTCGCCAGCAATGTCGTCGGCGATGGGATCAAACCCTCGTCTACGATCACGGATGCTGCAAAGAAGGAAGAATTGCAGGCGCTGTGGCTGGCCTGGACCGATGATGCTGACGCCGAAGGGCTGACCGATTTCTATGGGCTGCAGCGCCGGGCCGCCCGAGAAGTGTTTCTGTCGGGCGAGGTCTTCATCCGCATCCGGCCCCGCCGCGCGGAAGACGGTCTGAGCGTGCCGCTACAATTGCAGATGCTGCCTGCGGAAATGCTGCCCTTGGACATGAACCGCAGCCTGCCCGGCGCGGGGCTGATCCGGCAGGGGATCGAATTCGACGGCATCGGCCGCCGCACCGCCTATCACTTCCTGCGTCGTCACCCGGGCGATCTGACCGATCCGGGGCTGGCAGGCGAAACCGTCCGCGTCCCGGCCACCGACGTGATTCATGTGCTGGACCCGGTCGAAGCGGGGCAGTTGCGCGGCGTGTCACGGTTTGCCGCTGCCGTCGTCAAGCTGTTCACGCTGGACCTCTATGACGATGCCGAACTGGAGCGCAAAAAGATCGCGGCGATGTTCGCGATGTTCATCACCTCGCCCGCGCCGGAAACGCCGCTGGAACCGACCGAGGACGATCTCGAGGTTGAGCCAGGCCAGGTGGTGCGGCTGGATCCCGGCGAGGATATCTCGACGCCTGCCACGCCGGATTCAGGCGGCACCTATGAGCCGTTCCAATACCGGACGCTGCTGCAAGTCGCGGCGGCGTTGGGCATCCCCTACGGCTATCTGACTGGCGACACGGCGAAGGGCAATTTCTCGAACACTCGGATAAGCCTGATCGAATTCCGCCGCCGTATCTCCGCCTGGCAGCATGGCGTGTTGGTGTTCCAGCTCTGCCGCGCGGTGTGGGCACGCTGGATGGATGTGGCGGTGCTGTCGGGTGCCATCGACCTGCCCGGCTATGATCAACAACGGCGGCAATATCAGGCCTGCGCCTGGCTGCCGACCAAATGGGACTGGATCGACCCGATGAAGGACGCGTCCGCAGAGATCCTGCAGATCGAGTCTGGGCTGAAATCCCGCACGCAGGCAATTTCTGAGCGTGGCTATGACGCCGAACAGGTCGACCGCGAAATCGCTGCCGAGCGCAAACGCGAATTGGCGTTGGGCCTCGACTTCCGGCGTCCGGGATCTCCGGCACAGGGGCCGGGCGCTGCCAGCGGCAAGGATGACAAGCAGGACGGCGCGGTAGGCGACGACGAGGCAGACGACAGCGCCGATGAAAAACCCGACGCCAAGGAGGGCAAATGATGCATCATGCCCAGATCGCCCAGCGCGCCTTCAATACGCCGCTGATGGTGGATCCGGCAAAGGCGCTGGCGTTCCTGTCAGGGCTGGGGCCGCGGATCACCGGGCAAGAAATCACCTTCCAAGGGCTGGACGTCGACGCGGCGGATCAAACAGCGGCTGCCTTGCCCGCCCGGGCGTCGCTGTTCGGCAATGATCTTGCCCAGCGCCATCAGCGTAATGGCACCCAGCCCTACGCGGTAGTGGATGGCATCGCCGTCATCGAGATCGCTGGAACGCTGGTCCATCGCGGGGCATGGATCGGGCAGTCCTCGGGCCTGACCTCTTATGAAGGCATCGCCGCCCAGCTGCAGGCGGCCGTCGCAGATCCCGGTGTGCGCGGCATCGCGCTGGATATCGACAGCTTCGGTGGCGAGGTCGCTGGCGCCTTCGATCTGGCGGACCGCATCCGCGCGGCCCGGGCACAAAAGCCGGTGCACGCCTTCGTGGCCGAACATGCGCTGTCCGCTGGCTACGTTCTGGCAAGCCAGGCCGACCGCATCATCCTGCCCCGCACCGGGGCGGTCGGCAGCATCGGGGTGGTGGCGCTGCACACCGATATGAGCGGGGCGCTGGACCAAAAGGGCATCGCCGTCACGCTGATCCATGCGGGCGCGCACAAGCTCGACGCCAATCCCTATCAGCCCCTGCCGGAGGCCGTGCACGACCAGATGCAGCGGGAGCTGGAGGTGGTGCGCTTCCTGTTCGCAGAAACCGTTGCCGCCGGTCGTGGCGATCGTCTGAACCATACGGCCGCGATTGCGACGGAAGCCGCCGTATTCCGCGGGGCCGATGCCATCGCCGCCGGGCTTGCCGATGAGCTGGCCGATCCCGTCACCGCCTTCCACGCTTTCGCCGCCGCGCCGCGCGGCACCACTTCCCCCAGCAGAAAGGGTCCGCAGATGACCACCACACCGACCGACACCCCGAACCCGGCCCCGGTTGCCGCCCCTCCCGCCGCAACGGTCGCAAATGCCATCGCCCAAACTACAACTGAACCGCACGCTTTGGCTGTGGCTCCGGCGGCCGTGCCCACGCCCGATGCACCAGCAATGTCCGCCGACGCCGTGCGCGCTGAGGCTGCCGAAGTGGCGCAGGTCTGCGCGCAGGCGGCCCGGCTCGGCGTGACCATCGACGCGGCCGACGCCGTCACGCGTGGGTTGAAGCCCGAAGCCCTGCGCGCCCGTGTGCTGGCCGATCTTGCCGCACGCAGCGATGCCGCAGGCATCATCGCCAGTGCTCCAGCCGCAGCGGCCACCAAGGACAGCCCGATCATCGCGGCGGCAAAGAAGGCCGCCACCGACGCCACACGTTGATCGCCCTCATTTCTACCATCACCACTATAAACCCGGAGCCTGACCAATGCCTGTCCTGACCCAGATGCCCAGCATGGGCGATGTCCTCAAATACGAGGTCAACCCGAACTACACCCGCGAGACGATCACCCTGCTGCAAGGTATTCCCTATCCGGTCGGTGCGGTTCTGGGCCGCGTGACCCTCAGCG